CCGCCCTGTTGTTGACCACCGCTAGCCTGTGCTCCGGCTTGTGTGCCACCGGCGGATTGAGCACCGCCTTGTGCTTTACTGCTAACTCCTTGAACTCCGGCTTTGGCTGCATCTTGTGCTGCTGCCATAAAAATTTTATCTAATTGGCCTTTACTTAACGCTTCTAGTAACAGATTATATTCGTATTCTAATGCTTCGCCAAAACTAGGCTGTGCATTACGACTCCAATCTGCATCACCTACTTTGCCAGCTGGCTTTTTTCTTTGACGCTGTTGTTTTTGTTTTTGAGGTACTGGATTTTGTTGTGGTTCTGTTTTCATTGTTACAGGATTAGAACCTGTTTGTGTTTTAACAAACTGATCAATTGCTCCACCAGTACTACTGGATTTACCAGCTGCTGCTCGTTGTTCTCTTCGACGAACTGCACTCGGTGATTGGCTTTGAACGCCTGCAACCTTTCCACCGCCTTGCTTACGACCAGTTGATTGTTGTGGTGCAGTTGTTGTGTCTGCAGCTGGCTTATTAACTGCTGTTCTAGGATCTGTTGTAGACGGTAATCCGCCTGCAGGTGCAGTTGCTCCGCCGGTGGATATTTTTTGTTGTCCTCCACCTAGCTGATTACTAAAGTTGGGTTTCTGCGCCGGTTGTTTTTCTGCACTCGGTTGTGGTTGTTCTGGTTCTAGTTTAGGCTCAATTCTTCCTTTTGGTTGAGGATTAGTATCTTGAGGAGTAGGTTGATTTCCCTGTTGAGGTTGTTCTCCTGGCTTGCCCTTAAACATTCCCTTGACAGCGTCCATGCCTTTAGCAAGCACACCTTTGTCTGGACCTGCTGCAATAATTTTCTCAGCACTATCTGTAGGGATTCCTTTAGACTTTAAGAAAGCCAATACAATATCAGGTTCGGCTGTTTGTCCTGTTTTACCAAGATACTCTTTGAAATCAGCAGACAACTGATTAGCCATAGTACCCGATTGTAATTTTCCACTTGCTGTAGGACTAACTTTTGATAGTGATGTTAATCCAAACGATTTTAATGTACCCATCGGTGCTTCGTCTATTTTGTTTTCGACGATTAGATCTTTGACTTTCATAAAAGGTCAATTCCTTAAAGTTATTCTTTATTTATTTGACGAAGCAAGGCTTCGTCTTTCGCTGTTGCTTCGCAATCAGCTCAACTTTTCTTTTTTTAATTATAATTTATTGTTAGTGCGAAGCACTTTAAATATTATCTAGATTGTTCAGTCACACTTAGCCCAGACTCGGGCTAAAAAAATGAACATTATCTGAGTTGCACAATGTCACACAGCAGTAGAGCATTACAGTGGCGGTTGTCCGGTACCACGAGCTCCGTCTTATCACAACGGCGGTATACGTTAATCTGCTATCACTAACGCACACGTGGGGTTTTTCTCCCCTCTTTTTGCCTTTTATATTCTTTTCAAACAGCAAAATCGCAGGGCTTAGTTAGCGATCGTCATCCAAATGGGTAGTTGCTGAGTACTTCTGCGGCGAAGATTTCCATCCCTGCGTACACGTAGACCAGGTTTAGAGCGCATGAAATTAGGCCTGCGCTAGCCAAAAACCGCATTATTTTGCCTTGTTTTCTTGAGCCTTGAGTATATGTGAGCCGTGTACTCTTACTTGAATATGACCGTTATAATAGTCTTTTGATTCCAAAACTTTCTGCGTAAATTGTTCTCTAGCCTCAATATAACTGCATTCTGCCTTGGATTTACAGTAAAAAAGTATTTCTCTTGTGAAGTTTTCTGCGCCTAAATTTTGTACATCTGCTAGCAATTCTTGATTAGACCCGTAGTAATCACGCCAATCTGAATCAATTTTACTGCGAATTTTCTTTTTCTTTTTGTTGCCGTTTTTAAGTTTGACTGTTTTATAAGTTGTTTTTGAAAATTTTGCCAGCTTTTTGCCTATGTACTTGCGCCCAGATATCAAATTAGTGATGATGTAAACAAATCCTATACAATCTTCAGGTAATTGGTCTACAGTTTGTCCGTGATAAGTCCATGTCATATGTCCTTACTTACGTTTGGAGGTCTCCCCACTATGCCTTTTCTGGCCGCTTTTCTTTCATTTTGTTTATCTTGTATTTCTACTCGCCTTGTGCTTGCCTCGTTACGTATTTGTGATAGCCAATATCGTGCCTTAATTCCGGCCTCTTTTGATCTTTTGTACTCAAAACGTGTTTGCCATTTGAAATATTGCTGAAAAGCATAGATCATTCTGTCGTGCGCTTCTGTACTCATACCAATTCTACATCTGTAGCGTAGCTAGTAAACCCGTTTTCTTTGATAACTTTAAGAACTTGATTAACTCTGTTAGTTAAATCATCTCTGTGACTGATTAAAAATACATTCTTATCACGTTCACGAGTCATTTTCTTAAGTATCTTAATAGAACTTTCCACACCGCTAGCATCCATGCCACTGTCGACTAACTCGTCAATAAACAATAAGTTGATATTTTGATAGAGGTTTTCCCACACGTCGCGGAATGCAAAGCTTAAACTTAGAATTAAACGATTACGCTCGCCTCTTGATAGGTTATCAAAATCTAAATCTTGCCCTAGCTGTGTAATCAGCACAGTAAGATCGTTTTGGAACTTAACAGAATGAGGTAATCCGATTGCATCAAGATAGTAGCCTAATCTGTTGTTTAAGAAACTTAGATTCTGATCAATAATCTTTTTACGAATAAAACTGTCCTTGTTAGTCAACAATTTAAGTAAAAACTCTTGATGCTCTTTAACACGGGTCAGTTCGTTTACAGAATTCCAGTCAATTTCTTGTAGTGCTGTATTTTTTAATTCTTCAATTTGTTCTGTGTAGGGATCTACTTCTTTAGTTTTAGTAGCAACTTCTTTGATCAAGTTGTCTACAGTATTTTTATGATTGAGTGCTTCCTCTAAACTGTCATAGTTTGTTGCAGGTTGTGGACCCAATTCACCAAGAATAGACTTTGCTTCATTAAGAGCTGCAAATTCTTGTTCATGTTCCTGTACCAGACGTAGACTTTCTTCTACGGCTGCTTGTTTTTGTGCTAGCATGTCTGTATGTTTACTGTCGTGGATATCTTGTCCACAGGCATGACATTTGTGATCTAGTAGTTGAGCTAATTCAGATTCTGATCTAACAAGAATTTTTTGTTCTTTTTCCAGCTGTATATTCAACTTACTGATAAGACTATTAACGTTGTCAATATCAGACTTAGTTTTTAACCATTCTGTAAGATCTTTATGTGCTTGAATTTCTTTTTCAATGTCTATCAAACTGAGTTTTTTGATAGATTTATTTAGGCTATCGATGTTTGCTTCTTTGGTCTGCTGCCAAAGTGTTTGTTTTCTTTGCAGCGCATCAATACTCTGTTGAATTTTTTGATTGCTGAGTTTGACAGTTTCAATTTTTGTATTTTCTTGTGTGATCAATTCTTTAGAAAGACGAATACTTTCTTTTAGACTGTCAGCTTTTTCACTTAATATTGTGATACCCAGCAGTTGTTCAATAATATCTCGTTGATCCCCGGCCTTCATACTTAGGAAAGGCTCAGTATAAGTGTTAAGAGCCATAATATGTTTAAACATATCATGAGTCATTCCAAAAGTATCTTCGATGGCCTTTTGTGTTTCTCGGCTATCTCCCTGACTTTCGTCTTGATCTATGCTCTGCAGTTCTTGTCCGTTAATACTAAACTTTAATAGATTAGGTTTACGACCACGCTCTATGTGATATTCTAATCCGTCTTTTTCAAATGTCACAGTAACCAACATACTTTTGTTGTTGATTTTATTAATTAGGTTATCTTTTTTAATGTTAGTTAAAGCATTGCCGTAGATTGCATAGCTGAGACCATTGATAATAGTGGTCTTACCAGTACCGTTACGTGCCCCAGTATCGTCTCCGCCTAGATCCATGTTTTCGCCCAACACTAGAGTTAGGTGACCTTTGTCAAAATCTACGGCTTGGGTTTGATTTCCAACGCTCATAAAGTTTTTAACAGTTAAATTTTTAATTCTAATCATAGATTATGGTAAATGTCCAATAACAGTTTTTTATCGTATGCTTCTGAGTCAATGGCTGTTAACTGGTTAACAACAATAGTGTCTACGCTTTCAAATGCAATATCACCCGTAAATTCTATGTCTTGCATTTCTTCTTTTTGCGGAATCAGCATCATTTCTCGTAGCTTGTATTGTTTAATAAATGTTTCTTTGATGAAATTGGATTCCTCAAACGTAATAGGAATGTCAATATTGACCCTGACGTGCATTTTTTCACGCAAATACTTTTCATGCTCTTCTACAATTTGACTGAGTTTATAGACTCTAAACACAGGTTGTCCAGGCCAAGTATGATATTCGGGCTCTTTGCCCCATTCTAAAATCATCATGCCGCGATCATCGTCGCCTGCATCTGCATAGTTGTGAGGAAATGCATTACCAATGTAGGTAATATTTCTGCTGGTCTGACGCTTGTGGAAATGTCCAGTGAACACATATTCTTGATTTTGAAAATGTGTGCTCTGCAACTGTCCGTGATCTGGCATCTGCACCATGGCATTCATATAAAAGTGCGGAAGTTCTAAGTGACCAAACATATAGCGGCTTTTAATTTTAGAAACTTTTTGCCATTCGTCACCAATTAACCAAGGCATAATAGTTACATCACCGTCGGTATGTATTTTGTTAATGGGTACAATGTTAGGAAATAGTCTAGCAAATTCTAAACTGTGTATTTCTCGTTTGTCTTTATAGTACTCGTCGTGATTACCTAGGATCAAATATACACGTTCAAACGAATTATTCAATTTTTCTAGATTACTAACAGTATAATTCATTGTACTGACATCAGTAGTTGATCTATTATGATGCCAATCGCCTAGAAATATAGCTGTTTCGCAACCATTAGCTTTGGCTGTTTCACAAAACCATGTAACAAAATCTTCACAATCTTGATTGTGGACCCTACTGCCGCCTTTGAGTCCAAAATGGATGTCAGTAAAGCAGGCTACTTTTTTAAATAGATTCATAGATGTATTTTATAACAACAGGATTTAAAAATCAATCCCAATCGCCACCGCCACCACTACCGTCTGTTACAGGGCCGCTGTAATTGTTACCGCTACTGTTTTGTCTGGTCCAGCTAGGATTCATACCATTCATTTCTAGTATGTCGTCTCTAATATTTTGATTACGTTTTTCGATGTTAATGATGCGCACGAATGAGTTAGTGACAGCAGCAGTATAATAAGCAAAAGGATTATTAGATTTAGATTCATCAAATTGTAAACCTATCTGTGTTAGTTGCAGAATAGCTTGTCCCCGCATTTCGTCGTTGTATGTGTAACCTCTAACGTTACCTCTGGTAGCGTATCGTTCGCACAATTTAATAAACATACGAGCCAGATTGTTAGTCATTTGTCCGTGTTCTTTATTAAATTCGCCTAGTTGTACATCGCCCTTCCAATGGCTTTTACCCACACAAATTAGATTGTCATTTTCATCAAACTTCCAATGTTGAAAAGGAGGAAAGTTTACTTTTTCGTGACTGTCAGCTCTAGACTTAACAGTCTTTTTACGACCAGGAGCAAGCGGAACATGATCGAATGTCATGACCCTAAACACAACATCAGATTTGGCTACTTTTTTATAGTCAATTTCATGATCTCTAGCCGATGCTTTTTTATCAGTAAGTTGAGCTCTTTCGTGTGCTTGTTTAGATAATTTAGCTGCTTTGTTACGTTTGGCTTCTGCAATGGTTCGAATGTTAATTTTACTAAGATCCGTAACAATCATATCATATTCTGAATAAGTTGGATCTGTAAATGTGCAGTAAGTGTTTTTGCTTAGGTGTATTTCTCTTAATAAATCTTTATTTGTTAGATATTTTATTTTTGGTATTGTTGTGTTCATCAATAATCAGTCCTCTACTACTTATAATAATAGCACATTTTTATAATAATAAATAGAGTAAACAGAGGAAAGATCACCAAAATGTCACTATCAGTTAACCCAGTTACAAAATTTTTAAATGATGCATCTGCTGCCGCAAGTAAAGCTACTAATGCTGTTAGTGGATTTTTAGGATTTGGTGGTGCTGGTACTTCTAAGTCTGATTTAGATAATAAAGTATCTAGAGCTAGCGGAGGAGCAGGCGTAGCATGGTCAACTACAGCCGGCGCAGCTAATAACTCTCAAAGGTCCTTGGGTGGTGCTAGTTCTACTAATGGAACTAATGGTAGTGTATCGACTATTGTTGGTGGTTTTAGAGGTGCGTTAGGTCTTGCCGGGTCGGCTGCTGGTGTAATATCAAACGCAGCATCGGATACTGCAGGGGTTATTAATGCTCTGACTGGCGGAGAAGCTAGCTCAGGAGGAGTTGGCTCTGGCATACTTGCTGCCGCTGGTCAAATATCTGCTGCCGCCGGCGTACTTAATAATATTTTAAGTCGAGGCAGAGGAAAAAACTTACCTAGTGGTGCTGAACTTTTTGAACAAACAGCAAGAATTAATCTAACACCGGCATTAGAGGGCGACTGGCGTGTTCGTCTTAATTGTGATTTTGATACTTTATTTGGTGCCGGTACGTTTCCAAGATTAGGATTAACTAGGGGATTGGTATTCCCTTTTACACCAAATATGAATATTTCCAGTAAGGCAAATTATTCATCAATTGATCCGGTTCACAGTAATTTTCCATTTCAAGCATATAAAAATAGTCAAGTAGATGATATAACTATCAGCGGAGATTTTCCAGCAGAGACTTCTACAGATGGCGAATATTATTTAGAAGCTACTATGTTTTTAAGATCTGCAACAAAAATGTTTTATGGTGAAGGAGCGTTTGCTGGTAACCCTCCAATTGTGTGTACACTTTCTGGATACGGTCCTCAGTTATTAAACAATATACCAGTAGTAGTTAAATCCTTTCAAATAGAATTAAAAGACGATGTAAATTATATCGAAGTACTTCGTGGCGGCACAAGCACATGGGTGCCAGTTCTTTCGTCATTAACTGTAACGCTAATGCCAGTATACAACAGAGAACGTTTACGTAAGTTTAGTTTACAAAACTTTGCAGCAGGAAAAGAGGTAGGATTAATATAATATGGCAATTTACAATAATAATAGTCCGTGGTCCTTAACTACACAAAATAATCTTTATCTTGAAACTTTAAGAATTAGACCAGTGCCATCTGAACCAGATGATTTTTTATACATTATTGAAAATCAGTACAAATATAGACCAGATCTTTTAGCTTATGATTTATACTATGATAGTAAACTGTGGTGGGTATTTACACAACGAAACATGAATATTTTAAAAGATCCTATATTTGATTTTTTACCCGGAACACAAATTTATCTACCTAAAAAATCTAATCTTTCTACATTTTTAGGAGTATAAGATGCCATTAAGCGTTTATAGTCCAAAGGTAACTGCACCTGCTTCAAAGGTACAAAAAGGTTCAGCATTTCAAACTACCAATGAGCGTCCGGCTAGTGCTACAACAAAGGTGGGTCAAAATACTGATGGATCAGTTTCAGCGGCACCGTCTTCTGCTAATACAAATAACGCTTCTAATGCCAGCGGTAGTGGCAGTAACGATAGCGTTTTTACATATAGCCCCTCATATAAATCAGAATTAATTTCTAATCCATTAGATAGCTTTGCATCTTATTCGCCATTATGGACATTGGCAGTTTTAACTCCTAAACAATTTAACAATCCTCGTTCCTACAGAGGATCGGGTGCAGCATTTGCCGGCGATGCATATGTAGATCCAGTTGGCAACGTAATTCAGTCTGGTATAATATTTGCGTCTGCTGGTAGGTATGATCAATATAGAGTAGGAACAGAATACGGGGCTCCCGAATATTTTGTTAATAACTTTGTTATGACATCAGTTATTGCTCCCAATCAAAAAACAGGAAATTCTAACGCTATAAAATTTACGTTTGACATTTACGAACCTTATTCGATGGGATTATTTTTACAAAGTCTTCAAAATGCAGCATTAAAAGCAGGGTATGCTAGTTACTTAGACAACACACCTTACCTTTTAAAATTAGACTTCCAAGGATATAAGGATGACGGTACTCCGGTAAAATTAAAAGTATCAAAATATTTTACCTGTAAATTATTATCAGTAAAATTTGATGTAACAGAATCAGGAAGTTCTTACAAAGTTGAAGCAATACCTTTTAATCATCAGGCGATGGGTAAAGTTACTAATACCATTTATAAGGATATTACTCTAGTTGGCTCAAGTGTATTAGAATTGTTAGCTACGGGCGAACAATCTTTATCAGCAGTTTTAAATGAAGAACAAAAAAATAATGTAAAAAATGGTAACCATCAAACTAAAGAAAATCAATATGTCTTTATATTTCCCAAGGATGGAAATGATTCTTTTGGGTTAGATGCTGAAACGCCAGATGTTAGCGGAGGAGCCACTGTTACACCATTTGAATACATTCCGGTAAAAGTTATTTCTCCACCTTCTGCTACAACAAATTTTGGTAATAATGAAATTGGAAACAGCGATATGGGATTCAATGCTGCCTCGGGTGGTACATACCCTATGCAAAGAGAATCATCATCATATAATCCTGATACTGGTAAATTAGATAAATCAAAAGTTGAAATGAGTGCAACTAAGAGAGAATTTAAATTTACGCAAGGTCAAACAATCACTCATATTATAACACAAATCATTATTAGTAGTAAATTTGGTCAAGAAACGTTTAAAAAAATCTCTGAAGCCGACGGAACGATTGCTTGGTTTAAAATTGATGTACAAATTCAATTACTTGATTTTGATACTGTGGCAAAAGATTTTGCTAAAAAAATAATTTATAGAATTGTACCTTATCGGGTACATTATTCTTTCTTTATGAATCCAACTTCTGCTGTTGGCGGATATCCGGGATTAGAAAAGAAAATTGCCAAAAGATATGATTATATATACACTGGTCAGAATAGTAATATAATAAAATTTGATATGCAGTTTAATACTGCGTTCTTTTCAGGTGCTAATCCCTCCCCACCGGATAAGACAGGTGCAGTTGAGAATCGAGGATCGCAATCGTCGGCTGCTAAAGTAGTTACAAAATATGTAACACAACCAAAAGCTGGGGTAGAAACAATCACAGCTAAATCTGGAGTTGCTCCAATTAAAAATGACCCTGCATTATTATGGAAGCAATATTCCGGAGGTAGTAGTGACTCGAGTCCGGAGAAAAAAGTTGCTGAAGCGTTTCAACGCAGTTTCTTAAACAGTGGAGATATGATTGTCTGTAATATTGAACTGCTAGGAGATACTTTTTGGTTGATTGATAGCGGAATAGGTAATTATATAGCTCCAAAATTTGATGATGCCGTAACCATAGACGGAACTCCTACTTATGAAGGTAGTGATGTTTATATCTATGTTACTTTTAGAACTCCGTCGGATGTGTTAGAAGGAAAGGGATTGTACGGTTTTCCTAATGAAGGAAAAATTAGTGGGTTTAGCGGAATATACAAAATTTTAAGTTGCGAAAGCAAATTTAACGACGGAAAATTTACTCAATTATTAAAGATGAATAGAATGCCAGGTCAAGCAACAGATTACAATATAGAAACACAACCAAAAATAGATCTTTCGTCGGCTCTACAAGTTCAAGAATCGGGTGTAGTTACATTTGATGGAGTAACAGTAGAGCCAGACCCAGATCTTCGATCAGATGCCGGTTTTGCAAATACAGATGGAGACGAAGCATGAGTCAGGATATATGGGAATCGTCTGAAAATACTTCTCGTAGAAATATGGGAACAGGAATATACAAGGCTATTGTAGTAGGCCATGTTGATCCTTCATATATGGGGACATTGCGTGTTTGTCTATTAAGAGAGCAGGGTAATGATAAATTTGACGTTAAACAGCAATATTCTGTCAAATGTGCAACACCATTTTATGGATCAACCGATTTTAATTTTCAAGGTCAAAACACTGCTGCTAAAACAAATGCACAAACTGGATTTGATGATACACAAAAAAGTTACGGAATGTGGTTTGTTCCTCCTGATGTAGGCGTAACAGTTCTATGTATGTTTGCCAACGGCGAGCCAGATGATGGATTTTGGGTGGCATGTGTACCAGATAAATTTGCCAATCATATGATACCAGCTATTGGCGGTAGTTTAGAATTAGATATTAATGCGGCAGATAAAAAAAGATATTCTACAGAAATGCCGCTACCTGTAGCAGAAATTAATAGAATTGCAAATGATTTAAAAAATTCCACTAAGGTTGAAAAAATTCCCAAACCAGTCCATCCAATTGCGGATAGATTTTTACAACAGGGATTATTAGAAGATGATTGTCGAGGAACGTCACCATCAACTGCTAGGCGCAATCTTCCAAATATGGTATTTGGAATTTCAACTCCTGGTCCCTTAGATCAAAAAGGTAAAAAAGTAAAGATAGGCGATTCTCCTAAACCAATTCCGGTAAGTAGATTAGGTGGTACACAGCTGGTAATGGACGACGGAGATGATCAATATGTTAGAAAAACTTCGGCAGACAAGGGTGGAGTAGAATATGCCGATACTCTAAACGGTGAAAAGGGTCAAGATAATATTCCTTACAGCGAGTACTTTAGAATACGAACTAGAACAGGTCATCAGTTATTATTTCACAACAGCGAAGATTTAATTTATATTGGCAATGCCAAAGGCACAACCTGGATAGAATTAACCAGCAATGGAAAAATTGATATTTTTGCAGATGACAGTATAAGCATCCATACACATAACGATTTAAACATCCGTGCCGATAGAGACATTAATTTAGAAGCAGGTAGAAATATTAATATGGCCGCTACAGGTCAATATAAAAGTGCTAAAAATTTATATGGAACTCCAACAACAGGCAGTGATGGTGTTGTTAGAGATGAGGCTAAGCGTGAGTCTGGAAGAATTCATCTTGAAGCTGCAGGAAATTATAATTTATTAGTTGGAAAAAATGGAACAATATTAGTAAATGGTAATAGTGATGAAGTTGTTCTTCAAGACAAAAAAATTACTGTTCAAGGCGGTTACGATTTAAAAGTTGGTAAAGATACAAAGATTACTACCGTAGGAAATACTGACGTAAAGTCTGGTAAAAATTATACAGAACAAGCGGCACGAATCGATATGAATGGTCCAAAAGCCAAAGAAGCTACAGAAGCTACAGTAGCCCAACCGTTGAATAAACGAGAGAATTTTATCAACGATACTAATCTTGGATGGGAAAAGAAATATCAAGATACGAAAACGTTGTCAAGCATTATGCGTAGAGTTCCCATGCACGAACCTTGGCTAGGACACGAAAATTTTGCTCCAACAATTTGGACCAAAGAAAACACCGATAGGGACTTTGATTAACTATGGCTAGCAAATTATATAACCAAAAAACCGTTGCAATTAACAAAGCTTCGACCGGAGATAACAATTCTAGTTTCTTTACCTATAAAGGATTTAGTAGTCAGCAAACTAAAAAGAAATTTAAATTATACGATATAGATCTTGTCAAGCAAGATTTAATAAATCACTTTCATATTAGAAAAGGTGAAAAACTAGAAAAACCTGATTTTGGTACAATTATATGGGATATGATTTTTGAACCAATGACTGAAGAAAATAAAAGATTAATAACTAAAGACGTTGAAGACATTGTAAATTATGATCCAAGGATTACAATTACTAAAGTTACTATAGACACTACAGATCAAGGAATGAGAATAGAAGTAGACTGTGTTTATATGCCTTTTAATGTTAACGAACGCATGACTTTTAATTTTGATAAAGAAAATAATATTATTAGATAATAATAGCACTTAATTTTATTGGGTAAATATGTGATAGGGACAGTAAAATGACTACAACTGCAAGACAAAATAATTTAATTTTAGCTGAAGATTGGACAAAAATTTATCAGACATTTAAGAATGCTGATTTCAAATCCTACGACTTTGAAAATCTTCGCAGAGTAATGATCACCTATCTGCGTGAAAACTATCCAGAAGACTTTAATGATTATATTGAAAGCAGTGAATATCTTGCACTTATTGATGTTATTGCATTTTTAGGTCAAAGTCTAGCATTCCGTATTGATCTTGCATCTAGAGAAAATTTCATTGATCTTGCAGATAGAAAAGAGAGTGTATTAAGATTAGCAAAAATGCTTTCTTATAATGCCAAAAGAAATATAGCAGCTTCAGGGTTATTAAAGTTTGATACTATAACCACAACAGAACCCATAATAGACAGTAATGGAAAGAATCTAGCACAACAAACTATTGTATGGAACGATCCTACAAACTCTAATTGGTATGAGCAATTTATTTTAATATTAAATTCTGCAATGACTCCAAACACTGAATTTGGAAAAAGCCAAGGCGAAGCAACTATTGATGGAATTAAGACTCAGCAATATGTGTTCAATACATTTTCTTTAGATGTTCCAATTTTTTCTTTTACTAAAACAGCCGCTGCAAGAACTACAGTTTTTGAATTAGTAAGTACACTAATTGATTCAGAAAAAAATATCATTAAAGAAGAAGCGCCGACACCCGGATCCCAACTAGGATTTATTTTTAAAACAGACGGTAAAGGAGCATCAAGCTCTAATACAGGATTTTATCTGTTGTTTAAACAAGGCAGTATGGAGTTAGCAGATTTTGCAATTCCTCAACCAACTACAAATGAAAAAGTGTCTGTAGAAAATGCAAACATTAATAATGACGATGTTTGGTTGTTTTCTTTAGGTGCAAACGGCACACAAGGAGAACAATGGACTCAGGTGTCAAATTTATCTGGAAACAATATTCTTTATAATAGTGTTAGTAAAAATATTAGAAATATCTATAGTGTAATAACTAAGGCAGATGATAAAATTGATTTGCAGTTTAGTGATGGTATTTACGGAAATTTGCCGCAGGGAAGTTTTAGAGTTTATTACAGAGTTTCTAACGGTTTAAATTATTCTATAAGCCCAAGCGAAATGAGAGGAATTAGTATTGAAATCCCTTATGTTAATAAGAGGGGTGTTTCTAATACATTGTCTCTATCATTAGGATTAAAATATACGGTATCAAATTCTTCCTCATCGGAAGATATCGAAAGTATTAGATCAAAAGCACCTGCAGTTTATTATACACAAAATCGAATGATTACTGCGGAAGATTATAATCTAGCTCCATTAGATGCTTCCCAAGAAATTTTAAAAGTCAAAGCAGTTAACAGAACTACTAGCGGTATTAGTCGTAATTTTGATATTATTGATGCTACTGGAAAATATTCTACTGTAAATGTTTTTGCAGATGATGGTTTAATTTATAAAAACGAAATAGAAAAAGCATTATCTTTTAAATTTTCTAATCGTCCGCAGATTGTTAATTTTTTAAGAAACACAATCGAAAAAGAAATTTCTTCAACAAGTGTTTATAATTTTTATCTAACAAGATTTGATAGAGTGGTGTTTACAGATAATAATATACACTGGCTACAAGTAACCAAAGATAGAGACTTATCTACCGGATATTTTCGTAATGTCAACGATCAAACAAAAATTAAAGTGGGAAATTATACTTCCACTAACATGAGATTTTTTGAAGCAGGTTCTTTGGTAAAATTTGTAGCTCCAATCGGTAAAGCATTTAAAAATGGAGTCTTAGTTACAGCAAATGTTAATGATCCGTTTCAAACAGACAGACTATGGGTTAAAGTAGTTAATACAGTAGGCGACGGAACAAATGCCGATCGAGGTGTACTAGCGAACGGGTTAGGACCAATTACTTTTAGTGAAGTTGTTCCTACTGATGCTGTAATATCAAGAATTGTACCAAAGTTTATTACAGATTTTGATGCAGCACTGGAAACCGAAATAACCAATCTAATGTTTAATCTTCAAAATTTTGGTTTAAGATATAGTATTGAAGATAGAAAATGGAGAATCATTACTTCTTCAAATCTTAATATTAACAGTACATTTTTTAGTTCTGCACAAAGTGGTGATACTTCTGGGACCAATCTTGATGGATCTTGGATAGTTGCGTTTGTTTATACAGGAGTTCAGTATTCAATTCATATTAGAGAGCTTGATTATATTTTTGAAAGTTTAGAACAAAATAGATTTTATTTTGATAATCAAGAAAAAATTTATGATTCAAAAAATGCAGCAGTAATTAAAGATCAAATTAAAATACTTGGAATTAATTCTAATTATACGAAAATTACACCTTTAAAACAGGATATATCTTTTGAAATCAGAGACAGCGTAAGATTTAATGATGGATATCAAAGTACTAGTTCTATAAAATTGGGATTTTTTGATTCTGATGATGACGGGATCATTGATAATCCAGATGCATTTGAAATAGTTGCTGGCGAGGATAAAGATTTAAAATATCTATTTTTTCAAAGAACCATCGACGAATATGGTGCAGAAATTTACAAATACATAGAAAGTAGCGACGATGGAAATATTTTAGTTAAGGACAAAACAGCTAATGAGATAGGAAATATTAATGCCTATGATGTTGGACAACTAATATATTTTTATGATCAGTCTGAAGAAGTAGTCAAACGAGTTATTCAAACCAGCACTGGCAGTAAAACTTTTGAACTTGATAGTTCTTATAGAGCAAACATTGGAAGAAACTCAGTAAAGTTTCAATACATCCATAATGCAGGAGTAGACAGAAGAATTGATCCTAGTGTAAGTAATATTATCGATGTTTATCTATTAACAAAAAACTATGAAATTGCCTATGTAAATTGGTTAAGAAATGACGGGACCAAACCAGTAGCACCAAACAGTAATGAATTAAGAACACAGTTTGGATCTAAACTAAGCTCTATTAAATCAGTCAGTGATGAAATAATCTATCATCCCGTACAATTCAAACCATTGTTTGGAGCAAAAGCAGATTCTCAGTTTAGAGCTCAGTTTAAGGTTGTAAAAAATCCTAATAAAACTATTAGCGATAATGATTTAAAGGTTAGAATTATTGGCGCTATTAATGAATTTTTTAATGTTGACGGTTGGGATTTTGGAGATAAATTTTATTTTAGTGAATTAGCAACTTATGTTATTAACTCAGTATCTCCTGATATTAGTAATTTTGTTATTGTTCCAAGACAAATAAGTCAAGAGTTTGGAAGCTTGTTTGAAATACAATCCCGCCAAGATGAAATTTTTACCAATGCAGCAACAGTGGATGATATAGAAATTGTAACAGGCATTACCGCAGCAGAATTAAATTTAGCTGCTACCTCAGTTATTAGTAATACGAGCCAATAAAATGACAGATAAAGTTTTTGATCAAAGTGGATTACCAATAAGAAGATCAACGGATTTTCTTCCTTCTGTTTTTAAGACAGATGCCAACAGTAAATTTTTAGGTGGTGTTTTTGACCCACTAATACAGCCCGGAGTTTTAGAAAAAATTTCTGGATTTATTGGGAGAAGATACGGTAAAAGTTATAACGGCAATGACATTTATATTGATACTGATAATACTTTAAGAAGTAGATATCAGTTAGAACCAGGAGTGGTTGTTACTGACGGCAACGGATCAGTAAACAATTTTTACGATTATTTAGATTTTAAAAATCAATTAAACTTCTTTTTTAATAAATTAGAAAGAGATGATTTAATTACGCAAAGCCAGTGTTACTCGTGGGATCCTCCCATTGACTGGGATAAATTTGTTAATTTTAGAGAATATTACTGGCAGGTTAATGGACCGCCCTTAGTAGCTGTTGCAGGTCAAGCACAACAGATAGAATCGACTTATAGAGTTAGATCTGATGACACAGGCGATGTCCCGTCATGGATGTTTTATCCAGATGGACTGACATTTAATCCCAAATTAGTTTTGTATAGAGGCCAAACTTATAAGTTTGAGGTTAACTCTCCAAGAAATAAATTTTCAATTAGAACAACAAATTCAGTAGATCTTGTAATGGGAGAATTTAACCCATTAATGAATTACCAACCGGGCGACGTTGTTGAATTTAATAATAAACTATGGAAAGCAAAAGTCGATGTTTACGGTGACGGCAGTACTATTGATGAATTTTCACAAGATTGGGAATTAACTGAATTAATAGATGTTAACTATTATAATAAAGGTGTAATTAATAACGGTATTGAAGTTGGCACTGTTACATTCACAGTACCTGTAGATTCTCCTGATATGCTATATTATGTCAGCGATCAAGAGCCTTTGCGAACAGGCCAATTTATTATCAAGGATATTACAGAAAATACATTTATAGATGTTGAAAAAGAAATCTTACAAAAGTTAGCCTACACTAGTAGTAATAATGTAAAATTTACTAATGGTTTAATGATTTCCTTTTTAGGTAAAACATATCCTGAAAAATATAATTCTGGACGTTGGATAATTGAAGGTGTTGGTAAAGGTATTAATCTAATAAATTTTGACGATTTGACCCCGCCAATTACTTCTAATAATCAACCTGAAATAATTTTTGATAACGAGGGATTTGATACCGTTCCTTTTGATGAAGCAGCTTTTTACCCTGGCGTAAAAGATTATATTATTTCAAATCGTGCTAGTAATGATAATAATCCTTGGTCTAGGTCAAATAGATGGTTTCATAAAAGTGTTATAGAATATGCTCATCAACTTAACAATTCGTCTCCAGATGCAGACGAATCATCAAGAGCAAAAAGACCAATTATCGAATATCATCCTAATATTCAATTGTTTAATCACGGCTCTACCTCTAAAAAGTCAGTTGATTTTATAGATAATTACACATCTGATATTTTCAGTGTTATCGAAGGAACTAGTGGTTATAATATTGACGGAGAGGCACTATTCAATGGTGCAAGATTATTAGTTACTGCCGATACAGATACTCTAGTTAACAATAAAATTTATATTGTTAATTTTATATCAACACAATATAGTGGCAATACTGGTAGACAAATTAGTTTAGTTGAAGCCAGTGATGCAGTTAGTCAATCTGGCGAATGTGTTCTTATAAACAAAGGTAAAAAGTATAGAGGAAAGATGTTTCATTATGACGGAACTGCTTGGTCAAAGAGTCAAGAAAAAACAGCAGTAAATCAAAGTCCGTTATTTGATGTGTTTGATTCTGACAAAGTTTCTTTTGGAAATTCTACCAAATATCCTGTTACAAATTTTAAGGGAACAACAATTTTAAGTTATAAACTCGGCAACGGTATTGTGGATTCTGAAATAGGAATTTCATTAAGTTATCTTAATATTGATAATATTGGCGACGTTTTATTTGAAATAAATTGGGATGTTGATTCTTTTACCTATCAAAATCAGTTAGTTAAAACTTTAAAAATTTCTAGCGGATTTTTAAAGTTTAATACTTTAAACGGCGAAGTCTATTCTAATACTTGGATTAAAACGGATAAAGAATTCTTACAACCAATAATTGATAGTCAAGTAATAACATCGGTAACTAAATCAATTACATTTAACAGTGTCAACTGGAACGAGTCGACTACTGAAAGAATTATTTTTTACAAAAACGGTTCCTTATTTAAAGATCAGTTTACAAGAACTGGAAATAGAAATCAAACTTTTGTATTTGCGAATAATTTTGCAGTTAATGATGTTATAACAATTAAAGTATATACCGATGCAACTCCAGATCAGGGATATTATGAAATTCCTGTTGGATTAGAAAAAAACCCTTTAAATCAAGATTTAACATCTTTTACCTACGGTCAAGTTTTAGATCATTTAGGAACTATGCTTGAACTCGATACAAGATTTACTGGATTATATCCGGGCAATAGTAATATTAGAGATATTTCAGGATTTCAAAAATACGGCAGAAGATTATTAAAGCACGAAGGAATTTCTGCATTATCACTAATGTTGCTCTGCGACAAAGAAATCAATGTTATTAAATCTATTGATTATGCTGCTAAAAGTTATAATCAGTTTAGAAATAATTTTTTAAATCTAGCAGTTACATTAGCATATGACTTAAACCCAATTAATTTTGTAGATCAAATTATTACAGAAATGAGCAGAATTAAAACTGCAAGTAATTCGTTTGCAGATTCTGACATGATTGGATCTGGCTCATATAAAAAAGTAATTTGTAAAATTGAAGATCAAATTAAAACATTTGCATTAAATGAAAAATTTAGTCTTGACACCTTATCAAGAAAAGCTGTCTATGTTTACAAAAATAATGTTCAATTATTGCACGGAGCAGATTATACATTTAATCAAACCTTTGGTTACATAAACTTTTCTGGTAATTTAAATGAAGGTGATGTATTAGAAGTGCGGGAATATAATACCACTTCGTTTAATTTTATACCCTCAACTCCTACTAAGTTGGGACTTTATAAAAAGTATGTTCCAAGAATTTTTATTGACGACACATACATAACACCAACTAAAGTTATACAAGGACATGATGGAAGTATCACAGTTGCCTTTAATGACTTTAGAGATGATTTGTTATTAGAATTAGAAAGAAGAATTTATAACAATATTAAAGTTCAATACGAAAGTACTGTTTTTGATATTGATGCAACATTGGGCGGTTATTATAATACGGGTATTTTTACTAAAGAACAAGTTGATTCAATTTTAGAACCATATTTTTTAACGTGGATTACTAGCGGTAATGTAGATTATGTAAACAATACATACTTTGATTCTGAAAATACATTTACCTATACTTACAATTTAATGACTGATTTTACTCAGCAAAAAAATCTTGTAGGTTGGTGGAGAGGTGTTTATCAGTGGGTTTATGATACTGATAGACCACATACATGTCCTTGGGAAATGTTAGGGTTTAGTGAAAAACCAATTTGGTGGGACGAAGAATATGGACCTGCTCCTTATACTAGAAATAATTTAATTCTTTGGGAGGATATTCGTGATGGCAGAATTCGTCGAGGATCTCGTGCAGGCACTCATCAAAGATATCGACGATCTACTATTTTATCTCATATACCCGTAAATGATCAAGGACAGTTGCTATCTCCGTTGCAGGCAAATTTAGCACAAGATTTTGTATTAATTAATTCAAAAGGTAATTTTAAGTTTGGAGATATTAGTCCTGCAGAAGCCGCATGGAGAAAGAGTCCACAGTATCCATTTGCCTTAATGTCTGCGCTATCATTGTTAAGACCGTTTGAATTTATTTCTAAGTCTCTTGATTCATTTAGAGTTAAAACAAATATAATTGGACAAACAGTTTATTCTGAAACAAATAAATTTATTGATATTAATTCAATACTAATTCCATCGGTAAATGGTTTACAAACAACAGGTTTATTAAATTATATTATTGATTATATTAAAGGACAAGATAAAGATACTGAGTTATTAACTAAAAAAATTAAAAATTTAGATATTAAATTATCAAATAAACTGGGGGGATTCGTCGATGCTACTCAGCAAAAATATCTTTTAGATAGTAAAAATCCTAAATCAAAATCGAGCAGTATTTTTATTCCTCAAGAAAATTATAATATAATTTTTAACATTGGAACACCGTTCTTAACTATTAACTATAGTGGCGTAATAATTGAAAAAGTTAATACTGGATGGAGATTATCTGGGTATGACAACAAAAATCCTTACTTTAATTATTATGAAGCGGTAGAATCTAAAACAGATCCGTTTATTACAGTTGGTGGAGTAACTGACAGTTTCTTGGTATGGGAACCTAACAAAAATTATCAAATTGGTCAAACAGTTCAGTATCAGGGCAAATATTTTAAAGTTTTATCATCACATCAAAGTATCACATCCTTTGATGAAAAGTTGTTTAAACAAATATCAAAACTTGAGCAGGTTGGTGCAGTCGAAGTTTTAAAAAGACAGAATTTTAATTTTAATACTTTGAAAAAATTATCCTACGGAACAGTATTACCAACTTTACAATCTGTTGCTAATTTTATTTTTGGATATGATCAATACCTATTAACTTTAGGAATGATATTTGATCAATACAATTATGAAACTCAAACGGTTAATAATTGGACCACCTCAGTTAAAGAATTTATGTTTTGGAGTAAGCATAATTGGGCAGAGGGACAATTAATAACTCTAAGTCCGGCAGCATACAAGTTTCATATTAAATTTGGGTTAGGTTCAGTTGATAACTTATTAGATAGTTTTTATGATTATGCCATTTATAAGCGTGATGGCACAGTTTTGTCAAGTTCGTTTATTAACGTTAACAGAGATTATCAAGAATTTTCTATTACTGTAACAGATACTCTAGATGGAATCTATTTTGCAAATATTAACTTTGTATTAAAAGAACATGTAGTATTATTTGATGATAAAACTGTTTTTAATGATGTGTTATACGATAAAACTTCTGGATATAGACAGGATAGAGTTAAAGTAATCGGTTTTAGAACCACAGACTGGGACGGAGATTACACAAGTCCTGGATTTATATTTGACAATGTTAATGTACAGTCGTGGCAACAATATACAGATTATAATTTGGGTGATATTGTACGCTATAGAGAATTTTTCTGGACTAGTAAGAAAAAACAAGAAGGTACAATAGAGTTTAATGAAACTAACTGGACTAAATTAGATAACATTCCTAGCAAAGGTTTGGTAGCAAACTTTGATTATCGCATTAATCAGTTTGAAGATTATTATGATCTTGATTCAGACGGCCTTGGATCAAGCCAACGAGATCTAGCACGTCATTCTATTGGTTATCAATCGAGAGAATATCTTAATAATCTAAGTGAAGATTCAGTTTCTCAATTTAAAATCTATCAAGGATTTATTAGAGAAAAAGGTACAAAAAATGCTATTACTAAAATCTTTGACAAATTAAGTAGAAATAATACTGATAGTGTAATTCTCAAAGAAGAATGGGCATTTAGAGTAGGTGACTTTGGCGGAACAGATCAATATAAAGAATACGAAATTGCACTAAACAAAGGTCAGTTTAAACTAACTCCTCAGCCTCTTTTAATTAATAACTCTATTGAATATTCTGAAACCAATGACTTATATTATCGAATTCCAATTAATGATTTTGTAATTAAACCTTACGGTGCAGATAAAAATATAATTCCAGTTGCTTATCAAAATGTTCCAAATAGAACCGCTGGATATGTAAGAGAAGATCAAGTAGATTTTAAAACTGCAAAGTTAGAAAACGTTCTCAGTTTATCTGCAGATACTATTAATTACGGTGATCATATTTGGACTACATTTGTAGAACCAGATCAATGGTCAGTTTTTAGATACACACGATCTAATATTTTAATTGATAGTTTAGAAGTTAATAACTCAGATAAAATAGTTACATTAACCTGTAATGTAAGACATAATTTTACAGTCGATCAAATTATAGGAATTGAGGGAATAGCTAGATTATCCGGTTATCATAAGATTATTTCAGTTGAACCTTTTACTTTTAATGTTGCATTACCTACAGGCGGCGATCCAGAAATAGATAACAGTTCATTATTAGCAGTTGGTATATTTGTTGATTCACGACTAACAACAGCTAAAGAATTATCAGATCCTCAAATTGCAAAATTAAAAGTAGGCGATAAACTATGGATCGATAATGACGAAAACAATAGATGGGAAGTAATAGAAAAAATAAGTTCAATTTACACCAGGAATGAAATTAGTGATTATGGTTATTCAATTCCCCGAGGTGCAGGAACAGCAGTAATTCATTTAACATTTAGAAATCAAACTATTGCGTCACTCCCAGGATCAAATGGAGTAGCAGTTTACAAAGACAATTTTGACGGAACATTAAGAAATGTTCAAACTCTAATAGCTCCAGATTCTTTTACAACAAACTTACTAGGAAAGTTTGGATATTCGTTACATGCTACATCTGACGAACAATGGTTATTTGTTGGTTCACCGTTAGTTAGTGGCATAGGATCTCGTTTTCAAGGAATTTTTTCTGAAACAGAAGATTACGAACAAAATGATATAGTATTGTTTGCAGGCAAACTTTGGAGAGCAACACGTAATCTTAATGGTGATGGAAGTACTATCACTTTAGAATCTGCAGATTGGGAATATGTTTATAATATTCCGGCAGATACATATCAAGATTCTTATGATCCAAGCAGATTTTATAGAAAAGGTTCTATAGTTAAATTTGGTATTTTTTCATATATTGCTTTACAAAATACTACAAACAATTTACCAATCAATCAAACTTATTGGGCGTTAACTACCGCTGGAAATTCTGGTTATATCGAACAAGGTATGGTTTCAATATACAGATGGTATGAAGAACAATGGAATTATGAAGGATCGTTTGTAAGTCCTCGTCCTCAACCAAACGAATTATTTGGATTTAGTATAACTTCCGGAATTTCAAACGGAAAATATTATCTAGCTATTTCTGCTCCTGGAGCAGTTAATGCCACAGGAGCAGTATATCTTTATACATTAAATGATACAGACAATGATAATCCAATTTGGGAATTAATAGAAGACGAATCGTATCAGGGAGTGTATGATCCATCAAGACAATACATTGCAGGTTCGATAGTTTATTACGCTAATAAGTTATGGAAAGCAAAATCTAATCAGCAAGCCGATGGTAGCACAATTACTGTAAATTCTGCAGATTGGATCGAGATGGAAGATACAATTACACAAAGTTCTCTTCCGACTAGTGCTGCAATGGTATCTGACGGTACAATTTCAGAAGTAGGGTTACTTCCGGATTCGTCAATATTTAGATTACCAGAAATTGTCAAACAAGGCGATCAGTTTGGTACCTCAATTGCATTTAATAGTGATGCATCTACATTAATAGTAGGGTCGCCATACGGGGATGATAGATCATTTACTAATTACAAGGGTGTGTGGAAATCTTATACACTTTATGGGGGCGGCGATGTTGTTAGATACGAGTCTAACTATTATCGTGTAAATGGTTCTACATCTATTAACGATATTCCAACAACAGGAATTAATTGGACACTAATTGATATTGGTACTTTCGATAGTTCAAATAAAAAATTTGGTAAAGTATTTGTTTATAAACGTAATGATCTCGGAGTTTATAGATTATTTCAAACAATTAACAATCAGAATCTATCGTTATTAAGTGATATCGGACTTCAAATAATTGAAACCGGAGATCGTTTAGGATCGTCGGTTGACATTGACGCTACTGGTGACACTTTGGTTGTATCGGCCCCGTATGGTGATTATGGTTATGTTGACAACGGATATGTTTATGTTTTTAAATATTCTCGAACAAATGAAAAATACGTTATAACAAATAAAATTAGTGGATCCGATGCATCAAACTTTGAGTTATACGGTACACAGGTAAAAATTTCTAATGATGCTAATTCATTAGTAGTTTCAGGTCAAAATTCAATTACAAAATTTAATATTAAGTACGATTTAAGTAAAACTAGATTTGATCAGAATACCACTACATTTTTTGATAAACGAGGAAACACCGGTCGAGTTTATGTATATGAAAAACAAGATACAGAGTACTACCTTGCCGAAGAATTAGATCCGCCAAATTTAATACCTAATGAAAGTTTTGGGTTCTCATTAGATCTTAATGACAATGTAATAGTTGTTGGTTCTCCAACACTTAAAACAGCTCAGGGAGTTATTGGTCAAGTTAGAAAATTTAAACGTTCTGCCACAGCTAAAACTTGGTCAACAATCGGTCAACAGGAACCGCAGACAAGAATAGATTTAATTAAGAGTCTTGCGTTATACGACGTTGAAAATAATAAAAAAATTACAGATGTTGATATTGTTGATCATTACAAATATAAGTTTTTAGGAATTGTAGAACAAGAAATTTCTTTTAAAAATCCCTACGATCCTGCAATTTATTCTAAAGGAAATGATTCGGTTATTGTTGATTCTTCAAGAACTTGGTATGAAACTAATGTAGGAAAGATTTGGGTTAATTTTAAAACAGTTAAATGGACTAACTACGAACAGGGAGAGTTATCCTATAAAATTGGTCATTGGAATGAATTAGCAGATTCGTCGTCAGTGGATGTGTACGAGTGGGTAGAAACAAAAATTTTACCGTCTCAATGGTCGTTAATTGCCGATACTACTGAAGGTTTGGCATTAAACATTTCTGGACAACCGTTATATGCCAACGATACTGTTTATAATATTAAAGAAGTATATGATGAAAAAACAGGAACAGTACTCACTAGTTATTATTATTACTGGGTAAAAAATTCTGTAGTTGTTCCGGATAGCAGTAATAGAAAAATATCAGCAGCAGAAGTTGCCTTGTATATTACAAGTCCAATTAGTTCTGGAATTCCTTTTGTTGGGTTTATATCTCAAGATAGATTATTGGCATATAATTTTGAAAAATATCTTCCTAGTACAAGTGCCGCATTGAATATTAAATTCAATAACTCTAATAAAAATATTAATTTAATACATCATGAATATGAACTGTTAACGGAGGGACAGGGCGATAGTGTACCTACTTTACAATTAGAACAAAAATGGATTGATAGTTTAATTGGCTATGATCAGGCTGGTAACAAAGTTCCCGATCCAAATCTAGCCCCTAAACAAAAATATGGAATTTTATTTAGACCAAGACAGAGTATGTTTGTTAACAAATCAACTGCTCTTAAAATTTTTGTTGATGATGTAAATGCAGTATTAAGAGAAAAACCATTTGCTGAAACATTAGATTTTACAAATTTAAATGCAATAGATGAAGTTCCAACCGAAACATTAAAATTATATGATGTCTCTGTCGAAACATATGCAGAGTTAATCACAATTAATGCTGCAAGAGTTAGACCAGCATTATTAAGAGCTAATTTAATTGATGGACAAATTGAATCGATTGATATTGTTGATTCTGGATTTGGTTACAGAGTAGCTCCCCCTGTATCAATAGTTGGGACAGGATCTGGTGCTAGAGTTACATTAACAATTGATAATTCTGGTAAAGTAACAGGTTACGTTATTAATAATCCAGGCAAAAAATATGACAATGTAATTTTAAATGTAAGAGGTTTTTCTGTGTTAGTTAAAACAGACGAGACCTACAGAAATTACTGGGCAATTTATCAATTTAATGAAAGAAACAAAACATTCTACAGATCCTTAACTCAAGACTTTGATACTACAAAGTATTGGTCTTATATTGACTGGTGGGCTCAAGGTTATAATTCTTCAAATAAAATTATTGACGAAATTCCAGGAACTTATTACGAACCACAATTAGCTAAATTAATAGATTTAAAAGTTAATGATTTAATAAAAGTTTCCGAATATGGAAGTGGCGGATGGGCTGTTTTAAAATTAATAAATCTTTCTGCTACTACTATAAATGAAAAATACGAATTAGTTGGAAGATACCGAGGAACTATTGAAATTTCTTCTTTAATCTACGATGATGCACAAAATCAAGTAGGATACGATAATGTTGGAACATATGATTTAATATCATACGATAATCAGCCAGTTAGCGAAACAAGAAATATTATTAAAGCAATTAAAGAAAATATATTAATTGATGAATTTAAATTTTATTGGAATAAACTATTTTTTAATAGTATTCATTTTATTTTTTCTGAACAATTATATGTTGATTGGGCCTTTAAAACAAGCTTTTTAAATGCAATACATACTATTGGGGATCTTGAACAAAAGTCTCATTATAAGAATGACAATCTTGAAAGTTATGAACAGTATCTAAAAGAAGTTAAACCTTATAGAACAAAAATTAGAGAATTTACTAGTACATATAATTCTTTAGAAAATACACAATCATTACTGACTGATTTTGACCTTCCTCCTTATTACGAAGATACAGAAGGTAAATTAATCCCAGTAAAAACAAATAATGAAATTTTAAACACATATCCTTGGAAACTTTGGAAAGATAATAATACCTACAAAGTTATTGAGATAACGGTATATGATTCTGGTTCTGGATACATTAATCCTCCTACTGTTGTAATTAACGGCGGCGGTGGCAGCGGTGCCGAAGCATTGGCATATGTTTCTAACGGTAGTGTAACCGGAGTTGTTATTACTAAAGAGGGTATAGGATATACATCTGCACCTACAGTTACATTAGTTGGCGGATTTTCTGATACCGGAACTCAAGCCAAAGCTAGTGCTATAATTGGAAAAGGAACAATTAGATCTTTTGATATTACTATGAAATTTGATAGAATATCAAAAAATGGAACTTATTCTTCTTTTGTACAAGACGAAACAATTGTAGCCAGCGGAGTTACTTCTGTTTTTAATTTAAAATATCCTCCATCAAGAGATAGATCAAAGATAACTGTTTATCTAAACAACGGATTGATTTTGTCAAATGAGTATGAATTATCTTTATTTGAACAAATGATTGATGGGTTTACTTTCATTCAAGGAAGAATTAAATTTTTATTAGTTCCGGCTACAGGGACTGTAATTAGAATCATATATTCAAAGAACGATGAAATTTTAGATAGTGTAGATAGGATTAAAAAATATTATAATCCGTTAGATGGAATGACTGGAAAAGATGTATCTCAGTTAATGACCGGCATTGACTTTGGCGGTGTAATTATTCAGGGAAGTTCTTTCAATTCAACCGGAGGTTGGGATGCATTGCCTTGGTTTAGCGATAGTTGGGATAGTGTTACACCAAACTCGGATTACTATGTTATAGCCGATGGTAGTACTACTAGTATTCAGTTACCGTACACTCCGTCAATTGGGCAAGCAATTAATGTTTATATCAAACGAGGTGATTTTTCTACCTTGCCAGATAAAACTGGAAGATTTACTCGCATCGATGATCCTTACTATAACGTATATGATGGTTCAACAGTTCAACCAAATGGTAAAAGATCAGCACCTGCCGGGGTATTAATGAATACATTTATTGGTAATGGAGTGATTAAAGATATTGACTTGCCTATATTATTAGCAACACAAGCCGGGGATATATTAATCTTCCGTCCAAGCACAAGTGACGGTTCGGTCAATATTACTGATACAAATGTTCAAGACACTCTTTTAAGTGGTGGTTCGTTACTTAATACCAACAATATATATTCTACTGCTAACGGTTTAACCGCAGAAGAAATAGTTGTATCTGGGGATAAATTTATTTCCCCAGATCAAGTTCCTTCTCCGGAGGAAAATGTACCAGGACAGGTATTAGATACAGTATCGATTAAAACTTTTCATAGAACATATGTCGGAGCTGCACAAGTTAAGAGTAATGTTTATTTTACTGATGGAATTGCAAAAAGATTTAAATTTACAAATAAAATTTTAGAATCAAAATCTGTTTCTGTGTATCTTGATAAAGTTAAACAGGGTCAGAGCTTAGATCTTTATAATATTTCTTATGATTATTACTTAGATTTTAAAAATAGTGAAATAGAATTTTTTGTAACTCCTCCTGCTGGTAAAATTGTTGAAATAGTTTCAATTGGGCCAGGCGGGTATGCTATTCTTGATTTTTCTGAATTTGTAGGAGATGGTGCAACAAGATATTTTTTAACAAAAGCTCAACATGTAGAAACATCTTATATAATAGTTACAGTAAATGGATTAGAGGTTCCTGTATCGTTTGTAACATCAAAAGGGTTATTAAACGATAAAGATGAAACAGTAATTGAATTCTCAGTTCCGCCTAGTTTTAATCAAGTTGTTAAAATTTTAGTTCTTGGGACATCTATAGAAGCAGACAGTTCCGGTCAGAGTGCAATTAGAATCAATGAACAAATAATTATACATGATGGTAGCACCAGACTCTATGACCTAGACAAATTTGTTAATTTAGAAAGAAGCTCGGCAGCTGGAAATATGTTAGTTGAAGTTAACAATAGATTAATACCATCTGGCGATACACAAGTTATTGTTTATAATGGTTCTAACAATTCAAATATCATTGGACAAGATCCGTATTTTGGTCCAGGCAGTATTGATGTAAGAAATATATCTGTATATATTAATGAAATAAAAACTGAATTTATTTCAGATTGGATTTTAGAAGGATCGACTAATCTTTTAACAATTACTAAATCATTGATAATTGGAGACGAAATCAGAATTGAAATTGCGCAAAACAATTCTTATAAAATTGAAAACAATGAAATTAGATTATTACCAGTATTGTCTCTGAACCCGGGTGATCTTATTAAAGTTATTTGGTTTAGCGAATATCCAACAATGTCTTTAATAAAAGACAGATTTCCTGGAAATTACGGAGTAATGAAATTAAGAAGAAAAGTAACTGATATTTCAACAGTGTGGGTTTATAAAAATGGTTTTAGATTAGCTCCTGAAGTTGAATACGAAGTTAATTTAACAGATAACTTTGTAAAATTAACCAATTTAGCGTTATCAACAGATGACATAACGTTGGTTATTTTTGGACAAGAAAATTACAATCCAGTCTTTGCATATGAGATTTTTAAAGACATGTTAAATTTAACTCATTATAAGAGATATATAATAGGGCAAGTAAAACTAACACAAGAATTAAATTATTATGATACACAAATTACCGTTGATAACGGTGATTATCTCTTTGTTCCAGATATAATTAATAAAATTCCCGGAACTGTTACAATTAACAGTGAAAGAATTAATTATTATCAAAAAAATGGCAACATTTTATCTCAGTTAACTAGAGGAATTTTGGGAACATCGATTCCGGAAAAACACAATATTAATTCTGATGTAGTTGATGTGGGAATTGGAGAATCTCTTCCTTATAGAGAATATCAAAATAAAGAAGAATTTATCAGTGACGGAACCTCGTTATTGATTGGTCCTTTACTGACTACTCCTATTAAGTCTACAAGAAATACAGTATGGTACAGATCTACAATACCTGCAACTCACGGACCGAACGATCAATATGAAGTATTTGTTAACGGAAAACGACTTAGAAAAAATCCTTATAAACGTTATCAAGAAACTAATGGACTAGCAAGCCCATTGGCTGATATCGATGTTGAGGCAGAATTTTCAGTAGACGGCACTACTCCATATATCAGACTAACAACTGCAATATCTGCAGGTAGCAGAATTGTAATTATTAGTAAAACCGGTAATATTTTCTACGATACTGGATTATCAACAGCGGCCAGCGGAATTACTTTAATTAACAATGATTCTGTTGTAGCACAGTTTTTAAGAAATAAGAGTACAAAATAGAAGAAATAAATACAAAATGAGAAATATCATGTTAACAGATAAAGATAAAACAACTATGACAAAACCAAACGAAACCATGGGTTTTTACATCGAGGGACATATTAAAATTTGGGATCCAAAAACTGGAGAAGTTTTTCGAGACAAAAGAAATGCAATTCATTATGAAAATATGAGTGTTGCTTTAGCCCAAAGTTTATCCTCTCAAGGCAAAGGAACAGTTTATCAAATGGTTTTTGGTACAGGGGGCACAACAGTTGACCCCACTGGTTTAATTACGTATCTAACTCCGAACACGACCGGTACTAACTCAAGTCTGTATAATCAAACATACGCTAAAGTAATTGATCAAACAGCTAAAGAAAATTTAGATCCTATTAGAAATAAAATGGAAATTCGTCATATTAGCGGTGCAACATACTCAGATATTGTAATTACATGTTTTTTAGATTACGGAGAACCTGCAGGTCAAGAGGCATTTGATAACAGCCAAACAATGGATGGAAATTTTATTTTTGACGAGCTTGGATTAAAAGGATACGATCCTTCGGGCAACGGAAAATTATTAACTCATGTAGTTTTTCATCCTGTACAAAAATCATTGAATAGATTAATGCAAATAGATTACACAGTTCGTATCCAGAGTTTAACTGGTTTTAATGAGGTTTAAAGATGCCATATATTGTAACGTTTACTGAAAAAGATCAAAAAGTACCTATTACAGTATATGACAATACGTCAAATACTGACACTAGTCTTACATTACCAGGTCGTAATGTGACGGGATACGGCCAAATTATTGCAGAAAATTTTGTTAGACTTTTAGAAAATTTTGCAGGTCCTGGTAGACCTGTAAATCCTGTTGAAGGTCAACTATGGTACGATACTACAAATGAACAATTAAAAATATGGGACAGTGTTGATTGGAAAGCAGCTTCTAATATACAAACTAGTGTTGCAGAACCTGCGGTTGGTGCAAGTAGAAAAGGCGATTTATGGGTTAATACTAGTAAACAACAATTATCTATTTTTTCTGGAAGTAAGTGGATATTGGTTGGTCCGTATATTAGTACTATTGATGGAAAACGAACTGGTCCAATTGTTGAAACTATCATTGATCAAGATAACACAGAAAAAACTGTAGTTACATTTTATGTAGATGACAGCCCATTGGTTATTATTAGCAAAGACAGATTCTTTCCTAAATCGGATATTTTTGGATTTACTGTAGATGGAATTAAACCGGGTATTAATATTACTACAGAAACTTTTTTAACAGGATTTCCGACTAGACTATTAGGAATAGCATCATCGGCTGAAAATTTAAGAATTAACGATGCTAATGTAGCATCTTCTAAATTTTTAAGATCGGACACAATTAATACAACTGATTTTCAGTTCAATGTTAGAAATAATTTAGGTATTACTGTTGGCGCTGATAGTACATTAAACATTTTAAACGGCACAAATGGTGCAAAAATTTATAATTCGTTACCCGGTGCTGTTGTTGATATTCAAACTTCAAAATTGGATCTTCCTTCTACTGTACTAAGAGTTAAAAACGATAGAGTTGGTATTAATTCTTTAGATCCTCAAGAATCGTTAGATGTAACAGGTAATGCATTATTAACAGGAACATTTTATATAAAATCTGAATCTGATGCGGTTAATGTTAACAGCGGAGCATTACAGGTTACGGGCGGTGCATCTATTAAGAAAAAACTAGTTGTGGGAGGAAATATAGATTCCCAAGGAATAATGACCACAAGAAATATTGTTCCTCCAGCAACGGATACTTATTCAATTGGTGGATCTATAACAAATAGATATAAAGAGATTTATGCCAAAACAATTACTGCTCAAGAATTTAATGGATCGTTTACTGGTAACATAAATGGAAATGCCGACACCGCTAATGCACTTAAAAATCCAACAACTTTTAGATTTAAAGGTGCAGTAACTTTAAGAAATGATGTTTCATTTGACGGATCAGGAACCTCAACAGTTAAAGAATTTGATACAGTGTTATCTGTTGATCTAATTCAAAGTCAGGATTTAATTACACGTTCTACATATGATACAAATATTTTAATATATCTTCCAAGATCATCAGCATCTAATAAATTAGGAAGAATTACTAGAGATAATTTTGTAGGAGAACTTGCAGTACCGGTAGGAACAATTTTGCCGTTTGCCGGCACAACGGTTCCTGCAGGATATCTTCTATGTGATGGCAGCGAAATTTTAAAAAATAGATATGCTGATTTATTTGATATTATTGCTAACAATTATGTCCCTATTGGATATACTTGGAGATCCGGATCAGACTTTAATTTGTATTTTAAATTACCTGATTTTAGAGGTAGATTTCCGTTAGGTGCTGATAATATGGCAAATGGTTTACAGATATCTTCGAACAGTCAATCGGCCGGCGGAGGTACTGCTAACGTGGTAACAGGTGCTGCTGCTGCAACTGTTGGGGGAACATCCGGTTCACAATCATATACTTTAGCAATTACCAATTTACCTCAGCATGAGCATAATATGCAAGGAACGAGGGCGGACGGTGTTACACCGGGGGATCAATATTATGCTGTAAATGCAACTAATGCTAGTCCAACTGATGTTGGATCTAGTTCAAGACCTGGAGGTTTACCAGTTGCCGGTCAGTTAGCAAGTTTACCAAGTTCTGGTAAAATTAAAGATCAATCGTCTGCAACCTTAAGTCAACCGTTCTCGATTATGAATCCATATCAAACTATTAATTATATTATTAGATACGGTAGAGATTTCTTTGATCCAATCAATTCTTAATAGGATATAAAAGATGGCATATATTGTTAACAAAACCGATACTAATATACTAGCAACTGTACCCGACGGACAGGTAGATCAATTAAGTTCGTCGCTAACTCTTATTGGAAAAAATTACAGCGGTTTTGGAGAATTTTTAAACGAAAATTTTGTAAAATTATTAGAAAATTTTGCAAATAACAGCGCACCTCTAAGATCTATAAGAGGACAGTTGTGGTACGACACTGCCGAACAACGAATTAAGGTTTATACAGGTAACGAGTTTAAGTCTGTTGGTTCGGCTGCATTAACTTCAGTTCAGCCAGTTGGCCTAGGTGCCGGAGATTTTTGGTACAATACATCTAAAGAACAATTGTATTTTTATGACGGAACAACACCGTTATTGGTATCTCCAGCCTATAGTAAACCACAGGCAAAAAGCGGATTTGTCGTTGAGACGGTTAAAGATAGTCTTGGATCGGATCAGACAGTTGTTTTATTATATGCAGGAGGATCGTTACTTGGAATTTTTAGTAAATCTAAATTTAGACCAGTAAATCAAATTGTTGGATATCCTTTAAACACTGATATTAATATTGGTTTTAATTCTGGAAAGTTTCCTGGATTTGAAACTAATCCGGCGTTTGATGTAAAATTTGATACCACCGCAGCAAATTCAGAAAAATTAGCAGGACAATCAATTTCGTCGTTCATGAGAACAGATGTTCCTGCGGTCACAATGGTTGGTTCAATTACTAGTTCTTCTAATGCAGGTTATACATTTGGTTCTCAAAATCAAATTAATTTAAGTGTAAACGGCATTGGGACATTTCTCATAGCTAATCGTGAACAAGGAAAAAATATTGATATTATTGTAAACAAGGATAATATTACCTTTCCTACAGTTATAGGTGTTCAAACTTCCCAAGACATTATTGATTTTTATAATGGTGTTCCAACAAGCGAAGCTAGATTTGGGGGCAATGTACAAATTGCTGGAAATTTAACGGTACTTGGTGATACATTTACATTGAATACTGTAAATGTTACAGTTGAAGACAAATTAATAGAATTAGGAAAGATTGTTACTCCTACAGATGAAACTGCCGACGGCGGCGGAATTATTTTAAAAGGCACAACTGATAAATTAATTATTTGGTCTACTACTGCAAAAGCACCAACAGATCAATTACCAGCACTATCTTCTCAGGCTTGGAATCTTAATGGCGATATTAACTTAACTAGTCCAACTGCTGCTATTAGAATTAATGGTGTAAAAATACTCGATGCTGCATCGCTTGGTGCAACAGTTCAGACTGCTTCTGGATTAACTAATTTTGGAGCATTTGATACTTTTACTGTTGATGATTTGTTTTTTAATGATAATGAAATATCAACTAGATTTACCAACACAGATTTAATATTAAACCCGTCCGGTACAGGTGCAATTAGAGTTAGCAGCACAGAAATTAAAGATGTCAAATATGTTTATAATAGTTTTACCAATTCTGTAGAAAGTCCAAGTCTACCGAACGATGCTGCACCAAAAGCCTATGTTGATTATGCAGTTTCTAAAGCACCGTTAGCATTTGCTATGGATATTTCTGATCCAAGTAATCCGGGAAATCCAATAACAGATAATGCAATTTCTGGATTTTTAATACAATTATTTCCAGCGGTAGAACATCAGGAAAATACAACGTTACGAGTTCTATGCTCATACTTTACAAATACAACAGAAACTCTTACAGTCACAGGCCAGTTGATTAAATCATATGAAACATATGTAACATCGGTAAGTCCGACGTCATTTGGTACGGCATTACAAGATATAACATTGAATCCAATAACTTTACCAACTAGCGATATTGTAATTACAAGAGTAGTAAAAACATTTAGATTGATATCGTCTGTATGGACAATACAGCCATAAAAGGAATTTAAAAAATGCCATATCGTATTAATAAATGGAACGGTAACGAACTTACTGTTTTAGAAGATGGAAGAATTAATGCTACTACTAGTGTTAAACTAGTTGGTAGAAATTATGCTGGATATGGCGAAGTTCAAAACGAAAATTTTCTTTGGTTATTAGAAAACTTTGCAGCAGATAGTGCGCCACCAACACCTCTTACTGGACAGATATATTATAATACAGCAACA